CACCTGCTGGCGTATATGATGTCACTGTATTAGGTGCAGCAAATCAGCCACGTCAGGCTACCTCTGGTGGAGTTCCTACTGGTGGTGGTGCTTCTTGGCTTCCTCCTACTTCACCTACTGCATTAACTCCCCTTGTTGAAGTTATTGCTCAGGGTTGGGTATTCCAGAATATTGAATTTGCTCCAACTACATCAGCCGCTGCGATTCGTTTAACCCGTTCGGCTTCTGTTGATGCTACTGATGCAAGCCATGCTCAGATTATTGACTGCTACTTCTTGGGTGGTGGCACTGGTCAGATTGGTATTGAGGATAATGGTGGTGCTAGTTTCGTTCTAGTTGATGGTTGCCGATTCCAGGCTCTTACCGGAACGGCTATCCTTGGCTTAACTACTGCATCAAACGTCCCACAGGATTGGAGAATTGTTAATTGTATATTCTGGCAGAACACCAACGATATTAAGATGTCGTTGAATTTCTCTGTTATCCAGAATTGCCACTTCTGCTCTGCTGGTTCAGGTTCTACCAATAAGGTTGTTTCAACTGTTGCACTATCTGGTCAGGGTGCAAACAATCACATTACATTGAATTTCTTCCACAATTCTGCTGCTCAGGTTCAGATTTCGAATGGTTACAGTGGTGCTTCTACTGACATGTGGGCTAATTATGCCATTGGTCAGGCTGCATTAGTTATTACTTCACCACCTGGAGCATAGGAGTAGAAAATGCCATCAGATAGAGTGCAGAATCAGTTTAGTGTTGGTGATACTGTTAATGTTCCAATCACAGTTACTGCAGTTGGTGGAACTACACAGCGCCCAACAGTTACTGGAACCACAAAGTATCTAGGATTTGATGGTAATAATGATACCATTGGTCCGATTGATGCTGTTCAGGTAGTCGAGGATAAGTAAGAGATAGGAGAGTAGTTCGGATCTGGGAACTCAGGCTTGACTCCAGCTTGAGAAAAAGATAACTGGGCTACTCTCCTTTTTAAATCATGGCAAAGCAGCTTAGAGGACATCCACCGGCTGAAGTTAATAAGTTTGGTGGATTATGGAGACGTGGTGATGTTGAAACCACGCCATTGGACCACTTTACTCAGACAGATAATCTAACCTCGCTTGGAGATAATACTTTAAGGACTCGACCAGGTATTGGAGTTTCTCAAGACGTAGCCGTTCCACTCGAGAATGTTAAGAGAATCTATAACTACAATACTGGATTCGATAATACTCAGCTAGTTCTTACGAACGAACAAGGATTTGAGGGGGTAGTTGGAAACATCTATCACGTTATAGATGCGACTACAGTATATGGTCCTATCCTCATCGTTGAGGGCATGGAAGATTTTGCATTTGCTCCCTATGGTGGTAGAGCATACATTTCTCCATTCTCGAAGAGTCTTCCAGTTCTACATGCTCCTATTCTTGCACCTACATTAGCTTTAACTGCTGGTGCCGAACTTGGAGTTGGTGTTTATCAGTATAAAGTAACTTTTGTCAATGCTGAAGGTGAAACTACTCCAAGCGACGCATCATCAATTACTACTACGCTTGGAAATGAGCGAGTTAACCTAACTAATATTATTACTGGGCCAACTGGGACAACTGGAAGAAATGTCTATCGGACTGCAGTAGGTGGTAGTACTTTCCTACTACTAACTAGCATTGCTGATAATACTACTACAGTATTTGCTGATACAGTTGCTGATGGTGCATTAGGCGCTCCTGCTCCAACTGAGAATACGGCTGTTAGTGGTGATGTAGCTGTTGAGAAAGGACTCCAGAACGAAGTTGTTTATGTTTATGCTGGTGATGGAACAATGGCTAGAGCAGCCGCTGGTCCTCCATTATCAGGAAACATGACAATTGCTAATGGAGCCGCTGGTACTACTGACGCGGGCTTGCATATCTTTGGTTTCGTGAATGAGACAATTAGCGGCTTCTTATCGGCACCAGGGCTATTAGAGTCATTTACGACAGCAGCGGCTTTCTCTGTTTCTTTTGGTACCATCCCAACGTCAGGAGACCCCAGTGTTATTGCAAGACATCTCGTTGCGACAAAGGTTATTCCAAGCTACAATGGGGATCTTGAAGGATACGACCTCTTCTTCGTCCCCAATGCCACTATCCCTAATAATACTGATACTTTTCTTAATAACATTTCTTTCTTCGATCAGGATCTTTTAGATGACGCCTCGCACCTGCTGGATAATTTTGAAGAAATTCCTGCAGTTGCACACCTTAGTCTCTATAATGAACGGCTTGTTGCTGCTACTACTTTTGATGATATCAATCTTGCTCTTGTTTCCGCACGAGGAGAGCCAGAGGCTATTAATCAAATTAGCGGTATTCTCACTGTTCAGCCAGATGGTAATCCTATTACTAATGGCCAAGAGCTAAGAGATGTCTTCTACCTCTTCAAAAGAGTTCGTACAATTGCTTATGTTGACAATGGAGATGAGCCATCAACTTGGGAACCTACGATTATTGACAATGCTCTGGGTACATGCGTCCATGGAATTGCAACAGTTCTTGATTCTGGTTCATCCTCCGTTGATTTCCTTATCATATGTACATTCCAGGGAGTTTCTCTCTTCAACGGAAAATATGTAGATCCTGAGCTTTCGTGGAAGATTGAGGATTTCTGGATTGATCTTGATAATGAGGAATTTGGTAAGATTCAAATTGTCAACTCTCCCATCAAGAAGAACATCTATATTGTATTACCAGATAAGACCATGATTGTTGGAAATTACTCATCTGGGATGAATGCCAAGAACATCGCATGGTGGCCTTGGTCATTTAGGATGGGAGTTAATACAGTAGCAATTGTTAATATTGACGACATCATCATCGGTGCGGAGTTTGCAGAATAATGGGAACTTTCATTCTTAAACCTGTAACTGTAGATGATGATGACGGCTATGTTGCTATCATTAATAACGTTACTATTGATCCACCAACAAGTGATGAATTAGCTGAGGCTGCTTCTACACTCCCAGGTGGCATGGGTAATGGATTTTGGGTTAGCATGCCTAATGGTGCGGCTGATTTTCTAACCTTTTCTTGTTTAGGTTTGGGATTGTATCTAGATGGTAGTGTAACTCCAACTGATACGAATAACCTTCCAGTCGGATTTACTATAACAGATGCGAATGTTAGGGCACTCCTAGAACAAATTACGGCTGCTCCAGACCGTATTGATTTACTACGCAACGGCTCTATAATTGCTAGTCAGACTGCTGCTGGAACTAATGATGTTACTGTTCCATTGGGAGTCATTACTAACCTATCATTAATTACATCTATATTAGGATTTAAGATTACTAATGGTAGTGTTAACGTAAATCACGTTGCTGGCTCTGAGTTAAGAATTGAGGGGACGTATACCTCAGACGATTTTCCGCTCTCACTTAACCCATCACAGGGGAACGTAGAGCCCGGACAATCAATAACAGTTACTGGTCCTAATGCAGCCGCTTTCGAATATGCAGCTACACAAGGAGACCAAGTAATCCCAATCATCCCAAAGGTAATTGGACCTGACGAAGTTGTATTAGAAGTTCCAAGTCCAGATCCTGCTTGTGATGATTGCTTCGATGATTGTCCAGAATGCGAAGACTGTATTGATGCTTGTAATGAGGATTTAACTGGAGAAGCATGCCAAGAATGTATGGATGCTTGCCTTGATTGTCTAGTCGAATGCATGGACGATCTTGAGGAAGGTGAGGATTGCATTCAGTCAGTTGATGATCCTAGCCCAACTAACATTGTAATTATCTGCGGGACTCCTGGTAATGAGTTTACTGGAAGCGTTCCATTAGGTAGTTTCACAATTCTATTAGCTGAAGCATCTGGTATCTATCAGTTGGTTGATGGTAAGGAAGAAGATACATTGTATTCGTCCGAGAGAGATGGAACTACATACGATGTTAAAATTCCTAATCCCAATGGTAAGACCGGATTCTTCAGGAGTTAGTAATGGCTAAAGCTTCAATCTCCGGGGATATCATTCATACAGTAGGGGTCAGGTATAGAGCGAGAGGCATTGGAATGCTTAGGACTCGCCTATATAACATGGGTTATGTTGATGATAGCTCCCTCCGATGGGATGACTTGGATGATATTACCATGAGCCAACGTAAGAATCGGGAGAAGACGGCTCTGGCTAATTTCCAAGACCAAGGCATTCAGATTTGGTTTAGGACTATTCATATTGGTGAAATTATCAATATGTCTAAGATCGACTTC